CAGCATTAGCCGCTGCTGTTATATTCTCAGGTACTATTTCTGAAGTCTCTATTGAGAATTCTTTTAATCCAGCGCCAAGAGGTTTTAGATTAGAAGCAAACGTTGCTACACTATTATTACCAGTAAACCAAGCTACCATACCGCCTTCGTTAGGAATTGTTTTAGTCATTTCAGCTAACGATTTAGCGGCATTAGAAGCCGCAATAATGTTTTCCGGAATAATATCGGCAGTCTCTGTAGAGAATTCTTTCAATCCAATACCAAGATGTTTTAGCTCTTTACCAAATGCGGCAACGCTATTGTTACCAGTAAACCAGGCTACCATACCACCTTCGTTAGGAATGATAGATGTCGTTTCAGCTAAAGCTTTTGCAGCTAAGGCTGAAGACTTGATTGATTCACCATCTATACCAGCGACAACTTTAGCATAATCCTTAAGACTTTCTCCAAATGGTACTAAGTTTTTAGCAAACGTACCTAAATCATTTTTACCAGCAAATATATCAGCCAAACCGCCTTGTTTAGGTAATGCTGCTGCGACTTCAGAAAGAGCTTTTGCCGCAAACGATGAAGCGATTATAGATTTAGTATCTATACCTTTTACTACATTTCCGTATTCTACTATACCTTTACCTAGTTCTACTAAATTATTACTAAATTCAGTTAATGAATTTTTACCAGTAAAGAATGAAGCTATAGATGTTACTATATCCGTTCCAGTGATTAATAATATAGCAGAAACAAGTGAACCGATACTAGTTATTATAGACTTGTCTATAGATTTAGCTCCTTCAATAAATGGTCGAATATTAATCATGAAAGCTGATAAATCACTACCTATATCTGGTAATGAGTTAGTGAATCCTTTAGCAATACCACCTACGATTCCTCCTATAAATTGTCCTATAGCAGTACCTATTGATTGTAGAAGATTTCCACCTTCACCAATAAGATTTGATAGTCCTGGTATTTTATTAAGAGCGCCAATAGCTGCCAATATTAATGACAATTCGGCAATAACTAATCCTACTCCTAATAATCCAACCATAGCTCCAGGAATCATACCAGCTATAGATGAAAGCGCGAATATTAAAGCTGCCATAAATCCAACCGCTACTACTCCGTTTAATAAACTAGTCCCATCGAACTCTTTTAGAGCTTCAGCCAATCCTTTAAAGAAAGCGCCTATAACTTTAGCGGCTGATACAATTAACTCAGGTAATCGTTGTTCTATAACTTTAAGAACACCTAATAATAATTCAAATAAAGAATCAGCTATTACAGGTGTGTATTGAGCTAAAGATTTTAGTATTTCGGCAACTAATTTTAATAAACTATCAGCTATAGCTGGCGCACAATCACCAATTACTTTACATAGTGACATTATAGCTTTACCTATAATTTTAATTATTTCAGGCACAAGACCTAATATTCCACTTATAAGAACTGACAATCCAGCTACTATAGCTGTTGCGCCCACAGTTATTGACCCTGCTAATAAGGTTATACCAGTAGCAATTAAACCTAAGCCAACACCAAAAGCTAATGTAGCCACTCCAAATAAAGCGAATGCTCCGGCTAAACCTAATATTGTAGGTATTAAAGGAGACAAGATTGCTCCGGCTATTCCTAAAACTGTAAACGCGCCAGCTAGAGTTAAAAGACTTTTTATAATAGCTTTCCAGCTCATTCCGCCAAGCATTTTAAGACTAAGAGTTAATATAGTTATAGCAGTTGATGCTACTAAAAGAGCTGCTGCGCCTGATAAAGATTTTCGCATTGCCATAAGACCTAAGCTTAATATAAGTAAAGATCCACCAAGCACTACTAATCCTTTACCAACTTCTTCCCAACTCATAGAACTCATATTTTTAAGAGCTGTACTAAGAATAGTTAAAGCTGTGGCAACACCTATAAGACCAATACCCATAATTATCATATTTTTAGGCATTAAATTAACAGCGGCTACAACCATAATTAACGAACCAGCTAAAACACTAAGTCCTCTACCTATTTCTTTCCAACTCATAGAACCCATAAACTTTAAAGCAGCGCCTAAAATTACAAGTGACGTTGCCAAACCAATCATACCGAGAGAACGTAAAGCTGTGTCTTTAGGTAAAAGATTTACAGCGGCAACCATAGCGGCTAAACCAACAGCAACTCCTGTTAAACCTCTACCGAGTTCACCCCAACTCATAGAACCCATAATCTTTAAAGCAGCGCCTAAAATTACAAGTGATATCGATAATTTACGAATTGATTTAGATGCTTTATTAACGTTTTTCTCAGGCATTAAATGTAATGCACCGATTAATAAACCTAAACCTCCTGCTACACCAAGAAGACCTGTGAACATCGAATTCAAATCCATTGAACCGATTATTTTCAATGCAGCTGATAGAATTAATAATGACGTAGCCATGCCAAGCATTAACGGAATAGCTCTCCAAGCTCCTTTAAGACTTGGTATTTTAGAGAATAAAGTCATAGCTATAAATAATTCGCCAAATAACACTGTAATAGCAGCTAAAGCTCCACCTAATTTATCAGCATCAATAGTGGAAATCACAAATATAGAAGCTGCTAATATCGCTATAGCCGAAGCTATTTTAAGTAATGTTCCAGCTTTTAATTGTTCTTGATAAGCTTTAAAACATCCTCGAACTTCATCTAATATACCAGTAATTCCAGACAGAATTCCATCTTTACCTGTAATTTGTTCTTGTAATTCTTGGAAAAATCCTTTTCCGCTTGAACCTTTTAGTAAGTTAAGAAGTAAACCTGTAAATATGCCACTGTTTACTACGTCCATAAAACTATTTTTATCGAAAGCGTTAGCTATACCTTTTCCTATACCGCCTAAAGCATCAGCTATGCCGCCTCCAATCATTGAAATTAATTCCCAAACTCCTTTTAGAAATCCAACGAATCCTTCGTATCCTTTTACTTTGAAACTAGCTTTTAATTCAGACCCAAACTCTTTTACTTTGTCGATTCCATTTTGAAGGAAATCAACCAAACGTCCAATTGTTTTACCAAACGTATCTGTCGATTTAACAGAATTTCTTACATTAGAAAGCCAATCACCTAACGTTGCAGTACCTTTTAAGAAACATCCTATCAATCCTGTAAAATTACCTAACAGACTGATGATACCGCTTGCTAATTTCTTAATAAACGTAACCCCTATATCTAAGACCGCAAATATACCTTTAAAAGTTGATTTGATTTGTGGTCCATATCTTTCTGTAAATTCAGCAAATCTTAAAGTCATTTCTTTTATTCGCACTGTCATATCATATAACTGTTCGCTTGTCATAGCAGGAAATATTTCTCTGAAAGCTTCTTTAATTGGTTTAACTATGTTCATTAAACCATTAAATGAATTTGTTAACGCTTCTATAAGATTTTCTCTACCTGAAGATCTTTTCATTTTCTTTACGAAATCGTCCATAGAGAGTGTACCATTCTTAAGCGCCTCATCTAATTCTTTGATTTGTTGTACATGTTCTTTTGTGTATCCAGCGGCTTCACGTTCTTTGGCTGACATACCTTGCATTTTCTTAGATAATGTCTCTACTGATTTTGATAACATGTCGGAATCGATATTACCGTCATTCAATGCTTGTTTAAGAGCGTCGTTAAAGTCTCCACCATTTTTCTCAGTTTCTTTGATTAACTTATCAAATTCGAATCCACTATCTTTAGCTACTTTAGAAAGTGTTTCTTTGAAACCTTCCTCATCCGCTATACCAGCGCCTAATAATTGTTTCCATCCAGTAGATAAACCGCCTTCTAACAATTTATTTCTAGCGTTAGCAGAATCACTAATGATTTTACCGATAGTATCCGAAACTTGTGTTAAGAATTCTTTCGCTTCACCGAAATCACCCACTATAAGTTCCCAGGTGTTAGTCCATCCTGATTGTGCAGATTCCTTTAAAGTACTCCATAATTGCGTAAAAGTTTTAACTTTAGTAGCGGCATCAGTAGCTGTGTTAGCCATCTTAAGAATTTCTTCTGCTTGTTTAGAAGTATAACCTTCTTCCATTAATGACTTCTTGTAATTATCCCATTCTTCGCTACCTTCAACAGCTGCCATTGTAAATTTTTCAAGAGTTTTAGTTAATATATCAGAAGTAATCCAACCTTGCGATAAAGATTCTCTGAATGAACCTTCTTTCTTGATTATTGCATCAACATTGATTCCATGTACTCTAGCAGTTTCTTTTAATGCATCTTGAAATACTTGACCACCCATACCAGCGTTTACTACCGAATTCCAGTCCATTAATTTAACAGCACCAGATGATAATGCCTGAGATAATTGATACATTGCTGTAGCTGCTTGTTGTGAAGTTGAACCAGATACAGCCGCCAAGTTAGCAATACCTTGAATGGCTGAAACTGAAGTATTCAGATCAATACCAGCAGCTGTAAAAGTACCTATGTTCTTAGTCATTTCTGTAAAGTTATAGATAGTTTTATCAGCATATAAGTTCAATTCATCCAAAGCTCTATTTACATCTTGTAACGTAGTTCCTTTACTTTCAGTATTTGCTAAGATTGTTTGAACCGCGTTCATTTGTGTTTCGTATTCTTGAAACCCAGTCTTTATCGGATCGATAGTTAAAGCTGATATTATTCTTTTACCAGCATTAACAGCCGAGTTAGCAATATTACTTAATGCGGTTATACCAATAACTTCTAAAGCTCCAAATTTAGTACGAACCGACTCTATCGCAGTTGAAAGTCCACCAAAATTCATGTTGTTAGATAATGATTTGATATGTTCTAACCCTTGTGATGCACCATTTAATTTTAATTTTTCTTTAAGTTTATCGAGAGAAGTCATAGTTGTTTCAACGTTCTTTTTGAATTGTTCGTTGTCGAATTTCATCTCGACTACTTTATGATCAATTACAGTCCTCATGTTTTAGTAACCTCCCTCCATGCGTCATTTGCAATTTCATCAAATATCGGTTGGATAGAGGGGTTAATATAATCTCGCCCTTGTACCCAACCACCATTTTTAGTTCCATGACCATACTGTAAAATTACAGCTATCGGAACTCCATTTTGAATGTTTGAATTAAGAAAAGAGATTGAGGCTGATCCATTAGTCTGAGTTACTTCGTAATACCACGAATTTGCAGTTAAACCAGAATCTACTGGTGTAGCGGCTGCCAAAGCAGCTACTCCTTTCTCGCCATATCGATTAAGTATAGACACATCTATTCCATTTTTGATACGGGCTAGATATTTCATAGTTCTATCAAAACTACCTTTTTGTCTAAAACTGATCATAAATCACCTCCTCTTATAGAAACAGGTCACCCTGTTGTGTTCATTTGTTTTTTACGAGAAGCATTCAATGCAGAATAACGATTAATTACCTCTCTCCTACTCATTTTCTTAGGAGGAGTGTTCTTAATATCGCATACTCGTATAAGTGTTAATAATCTATTTAAATGCCATTTCTGACATTCCATTGGTATATTGAACGATATCATCCAATAATATATAAGCTCTGAAGTGATAATTTCTTTAGATTTTCCCTTGTTATTATAGTTACTGAAAGTCGTAGCAGTCATAGGCGAATCTATATAATTGTTAATTGCTTCTATATTAGAACGAGTCAAACGTTCGTAAATAGAAGAGTCCACGTTTTGAGTTATTGTCATACATTTTATATAATCAATAGTCTCCTCATAAGTCTTCTCTTCTCTAGGATTTAAAAACACTTTGCACCATTTCGATTCCCACTTCGAAAGAGAAACGAGAGAATGCTCCAATTGTAACGTTTGTTCTTTAGCAGCAGTGATGAATTCTTCTTTTTCTTCATCCCATAATTCTGTTGCTGGAATCGTAATTCGAAGCATCTTTCATACCTCCATGAGAATCTATTTTTTCTCAGACGCTTCAGTTGGCATGATTCCGTTCACGAACTCTGCTGCCTTCACATCATCTGTCGCCAACTCCATAAATAAATTAGAATAAGCTTCTGTCTCGGAAAACGCTATTGATAATGGTGTTCCATTGTCATCAACTTTTCTAAATCTCTTACCATCTAACGATTTTTCACCGTATGCTTTAAGAATAAGTTCCTTAAATATTTTAATTATTTGTGGAGTGTCTTGAGCTTCCACGATTTGTTTTATACTTTCAGCTAAACCTCCAGAAGTACTTAATTCCATTTCTGTAATTTCAGCTTTTGTTAAGTTAAAGAAGAATTTTTCTTCTCTATCTACCCCATTAAAATCTTTGTATTTAATTGTTTTTGCAATCATTGCAATATCTCCTTTCAAATATAAAAAAAAGGAGCTGTCAGCCTAAGCTGAAACAACTCCTCTTAACGTTTTTAGTGTATATTTTATATTAATTACCCTTCAGCGCTAGTACCAACTAATGCTAGTACTTCATCTGGAAGTGGTAATTTAGCTTCTTCAGATTCAGATCCATAAAGAACAGCTTCTAAAGCAGCTAATTTTTCAGCATCAACTTTAGTTGAATCGATAACTAATGTAGCTGTTGGTTTGAATCCTTCTACTTCTACTGGAGTTGTAGTAACTTCCCAAGAGAATGTAATAGCTTCTGGGCTATCATTGATAGTAGCATAAGCTTTCTCAGATGGAGCTGCTAAAGCACCATAGATAAGATGGATTTTATATCCATGGTCAGTTGAATCAGTATCATTACCAATTTTAGTTTGATAAGACATACCGAATACTTTACGAGTTTGTTGACCGATAGATACTCCTGTAGCTAATTCAGCTTCACCATTACAAGCAGCAAATTCTGCTGGATAAGTGTAAGCTTCAATAGTAGCTCCGAATTCTTCAGCTGACATTAAGTTTAAATATTTAATATTATCAGCATATAATGGTGTAGCTTCAGCTCCTGATGGTGATTCAGTTACAGCTGTAAGACCATTCCATGCTACACCTTTTGGGTAAGCTCCAGCTTCTTGTGGATAAAGAACACCTTTGTTTACACCAGTTTCATAAAATCTTTCACCAGTTTTGTCCCATACAAGTTTAGACATATTTATTCATTCCTCCTTAAAAATATAAAGTAATTACATCGTGATTAAGACCATCCTGTACATAGTGTCTATCAAAAGAAGAAAGAGGCAGGCTTAGTATCTTTTGAATGACTTCATGATCAGGCAAAGAATCAATCACTATAAGTTCATATCGATTGTGATTAGAATACTTTATGTTATTAGCATACTTACTATCGATATCACTTTTTGAGTATCTTATAGCCGGATACTTCATTAAAAGACTTGTAGGAGGTTGGTAATAAACATTGTTACTACCTAATAATTCTACAAGTTTAGCTTGTAACTTAGATTGATTATCCATTATATAAACCTCCTACCGTCAATATTATTCTAGGGTACTGAACTTCAATATTAGTAATTTGCCATTTAGCACCCATAAATTCTACATATCTCATATATTGAGAATTTTGATTGGCGTACAGATCGGCTAGGATACTAATACTATGAGAAATATTAATATTGCTATTAACACTAGAAGTTTGTTGGGTAACATTAATGTTAGGGTTTCTCATTGTATCGCCATAATATGACTTCTCAACGATTTGTTCTACCCAAATTCCGGGTTTAACTTCTTTTTGTTCAGCAAACCCTATATTCCCATAGAATTTCGCCATGTTGTTCTCCTATCTTAGATTACCCTTCTGCTTCGTCAGTTGCAGCAGTTTTTCTAAGAACAATAGCAGAATATGGAACTACTAATGCACCAGACATTCTTGTTTCCATTAAGTATTTCATTTGGTTATAATCGATATCGAAATCATCGAACATATTTACAGAACCACCTTTATCAGCACCAGCAGTATAATCGTTCATATTAACAATAATACCGAAGATATCAGTGTGAGATTCTAATTCAGGAATTGTAACGATTTCTTTAACTCTCATAGCAGTAGCTAATTTATCAATAGATTCATAAATAACTCTACCATTTTGGTCTTCGATTAATAATAAATCATTAAGAACAGCTTCTGTAGTATAGAATGTTGGTTTACCAGAACCTTTATAGTTTCTTCTAGCTTTAAGAGCAGCTCTAACAATACCTTTAGTGATAGAATCATTCTCAGAATAACTATCACCAGCTATTTTATAATCAACGCCTTCAGTAACAACATATTGGATTGTGTACATTTCATCATCAGTTAATACTGGACGAATATTTAATTCGTTGATTTTGTTTAAATCAGATGGATCTCTATCATCACCGATTAACATAGCTCTAGCTAATTCTTTATCTAGTTGTTTTCTCATTTCTTTCTTTTGCCATGCTACTACGTCAAAGTCAGTAATATCAATAACATCATCTCTATCGATTTCATTCTTGATGTATACAGTTGTTGGAGTTGTAACTCTGTTTAACACTGCCATCTTGATATTAGTTTTCTTGTTACCTTTGATGTAACCCTTAGCTCTAGCTTCTGGTTCTGTTAATCTACCGAAAGTAGCTTTAACTCTAGAGAAAGGTGAATGTTTTACATCTTTCATAATTTTAGCAACCCAACTATTATCCTCTTCAATCATCTTTGGTTCATAGTTAAGTGCGTGTGCATCTGGGAATAATTTTCCTATGTCAGTGATGTTATCAATAGCATCATGTGCTAAGAAACTTTCTTTCATAGAACCATATTTTTTAGCATCAGCAATAGCAGCTGCTATAGTTTCAGAATGCATTAAAGTATCCTCTTTTGTATCTTGATCAAATACGTTATGTTTCATATTTTCATCTTCTCCTTCTTCATCTTCTTCATCGTCACCGTTTAATTCGTCTTCTTTGTCTTCTATAGCTTGACCTATGATTGCATAAACAGCAGTTTTTTGTTCTTCGTTTAATGTATCGAATACTTCAGCTACAGTTTTTTCTTTGTTTTCTTCAGGCATTTCTGTCTCTCCTTCCTTATCATTTGACTTATCTTCAGACTCTTCTTCAGATTTTTCTTCTTCAGATTTATCTGAGTGTTCCATTTCGACGCTAATGTGTTCATCAGTAAAGATGATACCTTCTTCTTCAGATTCAGCGCCTTCGCCATGTACAACGATTGAATCTATATATGCACCAGGATTAGCTCCAGCCAATACTAAGCTAACTTCTCTGATAACGCCATGTATGACATTATTCATTTCTGATTTTAATTTATTAGCATATATTGATAATTTGTCTACGTCACCATTATGTACTAGTTCTTTAGCAGTTTGTCCTGATTCTGTGTTATTAAATTTACAGTAAGCATAGACTCCTTCTTCTCTATTTTCTAGTAATGCATGACCTAGAACCTCGTTAGGATCATTATGTTGATGGTTCCATACTAATGGTACTTTTTGTCCATCATTATCTTTGAACGCATCTTTCATAATAGTTCTACCATCGGAACATTGAATATTATTTCTGGTAGCCCATCCACTAAAATCATACTCCATTTTGAATTTCCTCCTTTCAAAATCTCTTAGTATCCCTCTTCATACTCTTCTTCGTACCCTTCCTCGTAGGTTGGGTCGAACCCTTGAGCTGAAGCTGGTTGGCTAATGTTACTATTTATAAGTTGTTCCGCTTTAGGATCATCGGATGGTTTCATACCAACGATTTGTCTGAATTCATTCTTAGTCATAATCTCATTACGAGTAAACTTATCAGCTAATTCAGCTAGATCGTTAACCGGAACAAGCTTAAATGGATCTCTAAAGAATAAGATAGTTTCGCCTTTTGTTCTAGCAGTCTTTGAAAGGAATTTTCTCTTCATTTCATCAGCGATAGCTGATATGATAGGTTCGATAGTACGAGAATAATAATTAAGCATAGTCTTCTCGTCTGCTGTGCCATCTAGAATAGATTGAGTTATTCCTAACTGGCTATATAGCATACTCGTTAAATACTCAATCTGTTTCATAAGATTGTTTTCAATTGGACGATTTAACTGTGTAATTTTCTCAGTACCGTCAGTATAGGCTATTCCATACCTAGAACCTGCTAACTGTCTTTCTATCTCTTGTCTTCTTTCATTAGCCTGATCCCTTCTAGCTTGTGATTTTATAATATAAGGTAGTTGAATAATTAAATCCAACTTACCTGAGCTAGTTTGTTCATCTACAGCGTCTAATAATACTAATTTTCGCATTAAACGTTGTAGGGTTGAGTTTGGCTCATTCATAACCGCATATAACGGATTTTCTATAATAGCCACTGAACTCTTCTTAATCGTAATATCTTCTCTTTTTCCAGTCTTTTCGTTATAAACATTCACCTTAACGTCATTTGGATACCACTCGATAATCTTACCTGTTCTCATGGTTAAAATATCATAAGAAGTAGTTTTAGTAGGGTCGTCAGTAGTGTCTATTGGTACTAGAGCAACACAACCCTCACCAAACATTGACATTACCGCGTCTTGTATAAAAGCTCTAGCGGTTTGGTCGATATTAGCTTCAAGTGATAAACAATTATTCAATTTTGAATTTATTGTTTCTTTATATCTTTCGTTTTCATCCAAACGACAATGTTTAATACTAATAGCTGCTACATCAAGCGCTATACGATTAAATACAGACGTAACAATAGAACGTTCGTTACCTCTTGACAATATGGTTCTATCTGGTCTGTAATATGAACCCATACCATAGTCATAATAATGTCTAGTTGGGTCTCTGTTTAAAAAAGCGTTCCAAGCATGTTTAATCCTAGAACCAAATGTTACCTCCATTTATATACGCTCCTTTACGCTCCATTTTTAGCACGAATATATGCTTCAACCGCCAACGAACCAACTAAAACAGCAGCGCCACCAGCCACGTCTCTTAATATTTTGTTTTTGTATTTTTTTTCCACTGCATTTGCGTATTTTTTACCTTTAGTAGCTGCCATATGTTCGTAATATCTAGTGTTACCCTTTCCTTTATCGGCACTACTTCCAGGTAAACCACTACCATATTTTGATTTGCTCATGGCTTTCGCATGTACTTTCATAGAAGCTTTTTCTGCTTTAGCTTTATTTCCAGTTTTAGCAAGTTTTTTATCATATGCATATTTGGCTTGAGCATCGATTGCTTTGAATGCGGCTTTTTCTCTGTTTTTAACTAGTTGTTTAATGTTCTTTTTAGCCTGTTTATTCTTTTGAACATTGTCATATCCAGCCAAATACGTTGATTTACTGAAAAATTTCTTTACTTTAGCTTTTCTTAAATCTTTTCTAGCTTGTTTATAAGCACTTCTAGCACTCATAACTGATGCACTTTTTCTATGTCCCCATTTCATTCCAGGAACGCCATAGTGGTAAAGTTCATCGAAATGATTATATTCCCACATGTTTACCTCCTTATTCGAATGCTTCTCTGTTAAGTTTGTACGCAATATACGCATCCATCATAGCAGCGACAGCATCGATTTTTTGATCATATCTTTTCTTATATAATTTTCTATTACCATTAGTGTCTTCTAGAGTTATACAGTTACCCATGGTAAATGTCATAAGCTCTTCGTCGAATAATAGTAGTCTATCTTCAGCCATTTTCTTTAGCTCACCCAAAGGAACCGATTCTGTTTTAGCACCTTGAATTACTTTCTCTATACCGAAAGGTCCGTTCTCCTTCTCCCATCTGTCTACAAAATCTTTAGCGTTATAAGGGTCAAACCCAAAACATCTAACATCGTATTCTCTTTCCATAATATGGTTGTCTAAATCTTCATAGATTTGCATCATGTCAAGTACTGTACCCGGCATAACGATAAGACTTCCTTCATTAATAAAATCGTCATACTTTGCTCTCATAGCGGATGGTAATTTCATAAGAGTACGCTCACTTATGTAGTTTCTAGTCTTTATACCAAAAGCGCCTCCACTAACAGGAAATAAGAATGTAAACGCACAGAAATCATCACCTTGGGAAAGATCTGCTCCAAGCGCGCATGGCATTCCCCAATAATCCCTTGGTCTGTGTTTAAGGGTTTCTTCATAAGTGAAGAAATATGTATAACCTTCCATTGGTATTCCGAAACGTTTAGCAAGGATATCGTTTCTAGTAGCTGGTGCTTTTTCCGCTCTATCTACATCTAATTGATAAGTTTCATAAGTGACAGTCTTACCAAGATTAGGATTAGCTTTTAACCACATAGATGGGTCAGCTACTTCGTCAATGGAATCTAACTTATACCACCAAATAGATACATGTGGGTTGACATAATCGCCTTTAAGTATATCCATTAATTCCATCTTAATCGTATCGCCAGGTCCATTACGTACTGTTCCTTCCGAACTAGTAGCAATAATTAAATAGTAATCATTCTTCGAAGCGCCTTGCTCCGCAGCACCAATTACATCTTCCCTAACGTCTCCTGATAACCATTCATCGATAGTCCAAATCTTAGCCCTCGAACCTTGAATCTTATCTATTGTCATCGGACGAATTTCTATGATAGAATTAGTTAAGAAATTCTGAATTCCCTTTTTGGTTGAAGCTAACTTTACTCTATCAGCTTTAGAACCAGTGGTGTTCTGTAGTGAACCTTCGGTTAAAAACCTAAACAGTGGTCCTCTCGATCTCGTTATGGCTGTTTTAATTGGAGACATAACTTCTTCAGCTTGTCTCATAGTTGGAGCTGTAGTAATCTGTTCAGTAGTACTAGTATCAATGTTAAGAAAATAACTTTGAATACATGATTCGTACATTGATTTAGCAGCCCCTCTGGCTACAATCAGATATTGCTTGTTAATTAATCGTTTCTTGATACGTTTATTAACATACCGACCGCCATGTCCATCTGGTGATGGTTCATAAACACTTCTATCAACGAAATAATACCAACCAAACACCTGTTCCGCCCATAATTTGAAACTATCTAAGAGTTGTAAATCTTCACCATCAGTTAAGGTTAATTCATTTTCACAATAATCAATAAAACCCTGAATAGCTTGGTCATCATACCAAATTCCAGGGTTAGCGATTAAAGCATCTATTCTATTCATCTCCAACGAGATAGTTTCGCATACAGGTATTTCTCCTCTAATTACAGCGTCTCGAAACATACCATAATATTTCGGAGTAGCTGTATTCGATAAGCTCATTTTTTACTCCTTTACTTATGTAATACCATATTACCTATTTTACTAGCAGCACTTGTAGCTGCTCCTTTAGCCCAACCAAAATTATCAACAGCGGTTTTTATACCCCCAATTGTAATTCCAGTCGCAACAACAGCTGTTACGATTTTTCTACCGACATTTCTCTTAGATTTAAGATCTCTGTATTGATTTTCTAATTGCATACGTTGATTTACATCTCTAAGTTCTTGGTTAGTCATTTGATTTACTTTTTTCTTACGAATAATATTTACTCTTCGACTATCTTCAGATGAAGACATCTTAGATTTTCTAGTTTTTATACCAGAACTACTTTTACGTCCTCTACGTACTCCCCATTTCATACCTAGAATACCATAGTGATAAAGCTCATCTATATTATTATATTGCCACATAATACACCTCCTTATTAATCTTGATTTGTATTAATATTTAATCGCCATTCTAACTCGTTAATTTGTTGTTTCATGGCTTCCATAACAGCTGAACTAAGAGGCGGATCAAATAACATTTTAACCTTAAGATGCATATACGATTTAACAGCATCTAAATAATCATCATTATTAACAAATTCGTCCCAAGTTGCGTTTTTGTCTTCTATTCTAAAACCCGCATCTGGTCCAACACCAAGTTGATTTAATGTCATAAATACCGTATTAATATGCATAATAATATCTGAATCGAAATGAGTATACTCTTCTGTTATACCTAATAATTTCTTAATAGAGGTTAATATACTTTCAATCATTCAATCACCTCTTAGTTAAGTTTAATGAATTTTTTCATACAATAACATTCTAAACCGTCACAAGTTATAATTTTAAAGAATTCTTCATAAGCAGCTTCTTCTGAATTATCTATTATAACAACGTCACCTTCATTAAGAACTGTTATGACATTCGAATCTTTACTAGGTAAAGCACGTACATTTAATTTAGCAGCTATTACAACACCAGTTATTGGTTTTTCTACTACTTCTTCAGTAACGTTTTCTACTACTTCTTCAACAACGTCTTCCACTACTTCTTCAGTAACTTCTTCAACAACGTCTTCCACTACTTCTTCAGTAACTTCTTCAACAACGTCTTCAACAACGTCTTCCACTACTTCTTCAGTAATTACTTCTTTTTTCTTTTTCATATTACCTTCCTTTCAGTGTCGCCAAGGACACGTATCATTCTTAGTTCTTTCAATCGGACCTTGGTATAATAATTCACTATCACCATAATGAATAGCGTCATGAGTATTTTTAACCGTAGTTATTAAATACTCAGGATTAAGAAGTATATCACTTCTATTGATAATATCTTCTTTTGTGATGGGGTTCATATGATGCACTAAAATTCGATTTCCTCTAATTTCATGATCTGATATTCCCAAATCACAACCTTGGTCACGAGTTATGACATAATTTCTAACCGATTTCCATTCATCAGACTTATAGAAAATCTGATTTAAATATCGATCAAAACCAAACGTATCTTCCCCAACCTTACCCCCTAATTTTAAATACTCATATCTTTCTTCAAACGTAGACAATTTAATTAATTCGGAATATGTCCTAATATTCTTCTGAGACATCTTCTTCGCCTCCATTACCACTATATCTACGCATAGCTGCTATAGCCTCAGCATACATTTGTTTCATATCTGCCGCATCTGCTAAAGCTTTAGTTTTGGCTGATATGAGTTCTTTTTGTTTTTCGAGAATTTCTTTCTCTATACGTTCTTTAGTTGAACCTAATTTTAGATAGTGTGTTATAACCTGAGAAGAAGCTGTTCCGTCTTTTAATTGTTGTTCAGCTAAATTCGTAGCTAGATAAATTAATTGATTTTCTCTAGCTTCAGGTGTTAACGCAGCTCTCATTTTTTTAGTTTCACCGTTCGTTGCAGTCGTTTTGACTTTAGCCATACGCATCGCTCCTTTCTTAGGCTTTTAACACTTATTTATCGACTCTTAGAACAGTATTTAAAGCGACTTATAAGATCTTGGTATTTTGCTAATCAAAGAAAGGAGTAAATGTTTAGCAGAGGATCATATTACTGAAGCGATTGGGGGATTCTACAATAAATAATCTAATCTTATAAGACGCTTTAAATACCATTCTAAGAAATCAAAAAAGTTTATACTCCTTTTATGCGATTTTTTCCCAATAAAATTTATTACAAGCGTCGTCTAACATATATTCCATTGGTATATTTAAAATATATTCAATATATGTTTCCGAATTTACTGTCACCGATGCACTTGATGAAGCTGTTGTTTTATGCACAATATCTTGTACATTGATTACACCTGTATTATAAATTAGACTTGATTGAACAATGGCATTACCACCATCAGTACCTCCTAAATGGCTATATAAAGAAAAATACAATTGACTAAAGCCTAATTTATTGAATAATAAAGTCCCTATCTCTAGTGTACTATCGGTTAATGAAGCAAGGTTTTTAAACATTAATCTTAAGAAAATTTGTTTGCCGGTTCTTACAAAATAAATTCCATAGTCACTTACATTATTTTCATTTTTAGTAAAATATGTTCCATCGCCTGTGTCACTATCATTTAAAAGACTAAAATCTTTATCTATTAATTTCCACGATCCACCAAAAGTATAAGTAGGATCTGTGTTAGTGGAGGTTATTATTACATCTCCAACTTGATAAGATAAACCACCACCTTCTCCTCCACCGCCAATAGAACTAATTACATTATTTTCATCTATAATAATGTTATTTCCAGGGGTAAGTTTGTCTTGTTTATTTGATAAATCTACACTTATTACATAATCATCATTAATAGTAACATTATCGCCAGCTGTAAGTTTATCTTGTTTTAATAAACTAGATACAATAGAACTATCATATAAATCTTTATAACCATACCCAGTTTTAATTAGAATTTTAATAGTTTTTACATACGCAGAATATTCACTAGCAGTTGGACCCTTCTCAAATTGGAATTTATCAATAAGTCTCTCATCTATAGTGAATCGCATATAATATGCGTTTTCAGGAGTTGTTATAGTATAAGTTCCTGCTTTTATTTCAAAACCACTGATTGGATTTTTATCTATATCATAATAAAAGTTATACCAACGCTCTATTGTATGGTCTTTAACAGCCCCATTTTGAATTGTATATTGCTCATTAGACTCGACTTCTATGAAATCTGAAGCATATACACCATTTTCATATTGACCATATTCACCAAGACCGTTTATACGACTAGTTTCTAAAGCAGTACTTTTATCAAATAGATTAGGACTATATTGTACCCATATGTCTTCGCCCGTTATTGGTTCAGTTGCACTAACCACAATATTACAAGCTCCATTATTCCATCTATCTATATCCGATTCGGCTATATGTTTAACATAATCGGGTACTGTTGGATCTTCTTCAGTAAAAGAAGATAAAAATTTTTCATCATTTATCAATTGACTTAGTTTAGTAGGTATTTCATCTTTAGTTGCGTAATTCGATAAATCAATATCGTCTGTATTTATATTTTCCATAGCTTCGGATATTTTATCTGTAACATCAGCTTCTGTTTGATAACCAGCATTATTAGTTAAATCGCTAGTATCTTTAGGAACCACAATATTGACACTTTTATCTATGATTTCTAGTACTTCTCCGTTTTGTTTAATTACTTCTATGATATTTTCATTAGACTTTTCATCTAATTTCGCTAACTTTTCTTTCTCTTCATTTGTATAATCATTGGTAGATAAACCTTTACCGTCTTCCTTATCGACTTTAGTCCCTAACAAATCGTTAACCGTAGCGAATGAATAATCAACATATGTTTTATCTGCTTTGGTTTCTAACACTTCTTCTACAGCTGTTTTATCAGCTTTAGTGTTAAGCGCTTCACTAATCACTTTGTTTTTTACAGGATTAATGGAATTTAAGTTCAATTCGCTATCAACAATGGTCTTATTAGCCTCTTCTTCGATGTTAAATAATTTTAGTTTCTCTTCATTTGTATAATCATTAGTAGATAGACCTTTACCGTCTTCTTTGTCAACTTTTTTGTCTAAAGCAACTTTGATCATTTCTTTAGCAGTTTCTAAGTTTTCATAGTTTACATATCTCATCGTCTATCTCCTCTCTACAAATCTTTAAATAATTCTATAACGTCTTCTTCCGTCAAGGGGTCTATTCCTAACTCAAGTAGTGTTACATCACCAATTAATTCTTTTCCATTAATTTTTGGTTTATGGTATAGATAGTCATAATTTCTAGTTTCTTCAGCTCCGATTTTAACTTCACCTTCTAGTAACTGTGAATCGATTTCTACATCACCAGTTAAGACAGTATCATTGATTTCAATATTACCAGTCAAAGTTTCAGGAACATTAATCTGTCCTGTCAATGTGATTGGTTCATTATTCATTTATCACACCACCTTTACCACTCTCAGGAGTTAGCGTAATTGTTTTAGGTCCATCAGGTACTGTGTAACCAATAATTGTTTGAGCTTCTGGAGAATCTGGATTTAATTCTACATCATACCAATATGTAACAGGTTTGCTTATAACTTCGCCTATTCTTGTTTCTTCTGATAATAACTCTATAGCGAAGTCTTTGCTTGGCTCTGTGACAGTAAAATCTTTTCTTAAGACTACTTCATCACACTCGCCTTTCTTAGTTATAGAAATTCTGATAATATCACCAACTTGAAAAGTGTATGGATTACCATATCTGTCTTTTGTGTTAAGAGTTATAGGTAAATAATCTCCTCTAGTTATCTCTATATTACCTTTTGCATCTTTTCTAATCATACAATCACCTCCTATACCTGAATTGTTTTTCAAAAAATTCCCTCCGGGGAAAAAATAAAG